ATATTTTCATAATATTTTCCTCGTTTAAGTTAACATGATTCATTATAATACTAATAGTATTAGTAAGTAAAGTATTATTATTACTTTATATATATTTACTTTTAATATAAAATAAACCATAATAGCTTAATAAACATGGAGATAAATTAAATGAGATTTAAAGATTACCTTAAAAATCAATCACTTAGCGTGAGCAAGGTAGCAAGAGCATTAGCTGTTCCTGAAGTGACAGTCAATTCTTGGAAGTATGGACATAAGATTCCAACGAAGAAAAACATGCATAAAATAGTTGACTTCACTAATCAGGAAGTTCAACCGAATGATTTTTATCAATGAGTTTTACAGCAATTTCATGGGCAACTAAACAGAAGACAGATTGTGGTGGGAGTAAATTATTATTACTCATGCTTTCTAATTATGCTGATGATGAAAATAAATGTTATCCGAGTCTAAATTATTTAGCAATTATTTGTTGTTGCTCAGAAAGTAGCATTCAAAGATATATAAAAAAATTAGTTAAATCTAATTTAATAAAAGTCTTCAAAACAGGAAAAGGTATTAGAAAAAATAACAACTATGTTGTTCAATGTCCTAAAAATGATGTAGTCAATATGACTGCTAATACTAATATAAATAACAACTTAAAAAAATTTGTTAGAAAGGGTAGAAATAAAAACTTTATTGCTGGTTGAATTTAATACTTTACATATTAATATTTAAAGTATAGTATTATATTTTAACAAAGGGGGAAACAATGAGTGGTAAAGAAGAATTCAAAGACAATTCGAATTCTGATTCGAAGTTAGATTCGAAGAAAGATATACATAAAGGAAAGGAAAGTAAAATAAAGGACATGACACCTGTGGTGTCTAATAATAATACTAATGGTCAAATTGATGGCATTCATACTGCCAAAAGTTTGTATGATGGTTTGTGGGAACTTTATGAGGGTAAAACTTCTAAAAGATATTCAACAGGGTTTAAAGACTTAGACCCATTCATGAGATTGGTAAAACCTAGTTTTATATTAATGACTGGTACTCCTAATTGTGGGAAGTCATCATTAACTTATTCGATAATCATGAAAACTGCTAGAGAGTATGGTTTTAAATATATGATATTTTCTCCTGAACATTCTCTTGCGATAAATTTAAAAAGACTTATTGAGAAGTATGTGCAGAAACCTTTTGATATCATGTTTGAAAATAGATGCACGATTGATGAAGTTACTGAGGCAGTAGAATTTATTGAAAAACATTTTTTCTTTGTAGACAAGAAAGGTGATTCACCTGACATAGATTGGATATTGCAAAGAGCAAAATATTGTGTAGACAACTATCAGATTGATGGAATAGTCACAGACCCATACAACGAAATAAATCCAGCAAGGTCAAATCTAAGAGAAGATGAACACATCTCAGTTCTCATTAGCAAGATAAAAAGATTTAATCGAGAAACCAATACTATAACTTTCATGGTTGCTCACCCTACCAAGCAAATAAGAAACCCTGATGGATTGTTTGAAGTTAAAAGCCTCTATGATGTGAGGTCAGACTAAAGTAAGAATAGCAAAAGTTAGAGAAGTTGGTGTTGGTGGCAACATTGGTGAAACCACATTAAGATTCAACATGAAAACTATGTGTTACGATTCTTTGATGGACAATAAATTTTAGGAGAATGTATGCAAATAATAGAAAAAGATATAAATGATTTGATACCAGCAGAATATAATCCTAGAGAATTAACTGTTGGTCAGCACAAGAACATTAAAGAAAGCATTCAAAAGTTTGGTGTAGTAGACCCAATCATAGTCAATGTGAACACAGGGAGAAAGAATATAGTCATTGGTGGTCATCAAAGATTAGCCATCTGCAAAGAGTTAGGTCACATTTATGTTCCCTGTATCGAGCTAGATTTGCCTCTTGAGAAAGAGAAAGAGTTGAATGTCAGGTTAAATAAGAATGTCGGTCAATGGAATATTGAAGACTTAGCCAACAACTTTGATGTTAAGGATTTAAAAGATTGGGGGTTTGATTCTAAGGAACTGCATTTTGCAGACATAGAAAAAGAGATTAGCACAGACATAGAACCTAAAGAAACTAAGTACGAGCTGGTGATTCAGGTTGATAGTTATGAAGTGCAAGACAATCTATTTACAGAGTTTCTTAAAAGAGGATTGATGTGTAGAAAGAAATAAAAAAAAGAGCAACCACATGGCTACTCTTTCTAACATACTTTCTTCTATCTTTTTACTTTAGTCAAAATATCAGAACATTCAAATACAGCACTTTGGAATTTGCTTAATTCACTTTGTGTTCTTTTTAGGTCTAAAAAATTATCAAAAAGTTCTTCACTGTTATCTAAACTTGATAATATATCGTTATATGAATCAAGAGTTCTATCATATTGTATATCTAATATTTTACATTCTTCATGTTCTTGATAAACAGAACATCTGTATACTGCATCATCAGGCAATGAATCAATAACCTCTTTGCTAAAAAACTCACACCTTATCTGTCCACCTCGTGGATTTGATATGGTTTTTACATCTGTGGGTTCTGCACCACTAAAGCTACGATAGCTTATTCCATGTTTCATAAATAACTGTCTTTTTTTAGACAGAACATCATCAATTTTTCTATTTTTGATTTTTTCTATTTCTTGTATCATTTTTTTATTCAATTTACTATCCTCGTTTTTATTAAATTTATAAGTCGTTTTATTAACTTATACTTACAGTATACTATACTTATACTTAAAGTATAGATTTATTTCACTTTATTTCACCTTATTTTTCTTGCATTTATTTTATTTTTACACTATAAAAGGAATATATGCCTAAAATTGTAAAAAAAACTGAAGAATTGACAAGAATGGTAAGTAAATTATCAGGTATGGGTATTACTCATGAACAAATCTGTCTTATCGCTGGTATAACTAGACCAACACTAAACAAATACTACAGTGAAGAATTAAAGGTTGGTAAAGCACAGGCTACTGCTACTATTACAAGCAAATTATTTAGTATTGCTACAAGTGATACTAAACAGGCTCTTGGTGCTTGTATTTTTTGGCTAAAGACACAAGCTGGTTGGAAAGAAACTGAGGTCGTTGAGATAAATAATGTATCAGATGAAAACGAAAAATTTGAAAAATTGGTCAAGTCAGTTCGACAATCTAAGCTATCAGAAAAAGATAGCAATGAATCTACTCACTGAGTGGTACGACAAAGCAAGACCATCTCAATTAGTAGAAGATGAAGATGAATTTAATATTCATTTATTCTTAGCTGGTCGTGGTTGGGGTAAAACTTTAACAGGTGCATACGACATTGTTGAATATTGCTTAAGAAATGATAATGTAGTTTGTGGTGTAGTCGCACCAACTTATGGAGATTTAAAAAGAGTTGTATTTGCTGGTGACTCAGGTTTTATAAATATAATTGATAAAAGATTACTCAGTAACACTGGTTATAATAAATCAGATAGTGAAATACATTTCTACAATGGCTCAAAGATAATTGGATTTCCAGCAATAGAACCTGACAGACTTCGTGGAGTTCAATTCCATAGAGCATGGTGTGATGAGTTAGCCTCATGGAGATACACAGAAACATTTGATAACTTAATGATGGCATTGAGATTGGGTCAAAATCCTAAGTGCATAATTACTACAACACCTAGACCAACAAAAATAATAAAGACTCTTGCCAAAAGAAGTGATACCAAGTTAATTACAGGCTCAACATTCGAGAACATTGACAACCTAGCAGAATCATCTATTCAAATGTTAAAAGAAAGATATGAGGGTACTCGCATGGGTAGACAAGAACTTTATGCAGAAATACTAGAAGATATTGAGGGTGCATTATTTAATTATAAAAACATTGAAGAAAATAGATTAGCAAACTATCCAATAGACTTACAAAGAATTGTTGTTGCTATTGACCCAGCAGTTACCAGCAATGAGAACTCAGATGAAACAGGAATGATAGTTGCTGGTCGTGATATTAATAATCATTACTACATCTTGCATGATGGTAGCCAAGTGAGTTCACCTGATGAATGGGTTAAGAAAGGCATATCACTTTATAAACAATATGAATGTGATAGGATTGTAGCAGAGGTTAATAATGGTGGCGATTTGATTGAGAGATTATTGCGAACACAAAGTCAATCAGTTCCTTACACTAGTGTCAGAGCCAGTAGAGGAAAAATTGTTAGAGCCGAGCCGATATCAGCACTGTATGAGCAGAATCGGATTCACCATGTAGGAGTGTTCAAGGATTTAGAGGAACAGATGTGCCAGTTTACAGGAAATGGGGTACAATATCATGATGATAGAGTTGATGCTTTAGTTTGGGCGATAACCTCACTACAGAATAGTGGTCAAGCAATATTTAAGATTAGTTAGGAGTTGTAATGGGTATATTTGATAAATTTTTTAAAGGAAGTATTCAAAGAAAAGAATCGCCAACAGTTATGATAAACAGACTAGAGGCATACATGGGTAAGTCCACTAGAAGATACAAAGATTATGCCAAAGAGGGTTATCAAGACAATGCAATTGTACACAGATGTGTAAAACTAATTGCTGATTCAGCAAGTGCAGTACAACTAAAAGTATTTGATGGTGATATAGAATTAGAAAATCATGAATTACTATCTTTATTAAAAAGACCTAATCCTTTACAAAGTGGTGGAGAATATTTCTCATCTTTATATTCTTATTTATTAATTTCAGGGAACTCATATCTTTTAAGAGATACAGAAAATGATACACCACCTAGAGAATTATATTTATTAAGACCTGACAGAATTAAAATTAAATCAAGTTCTTCAATGATTCCTGATTATTATTGTTACTTAGTAGATGGTCAAGTTATCAAAGAATATCCTGTAGACCAAGACAATGGTCAATCACAATTAAAACAAATTAAATTATGGAATCCTTTAGATGACTTTTATGGTTTAAGTCCAATGTTGGCTAGTGCTTATAATATTGACCAACATAATTTAGCTGGTTTACATAATGTTGCATTATTAAAAAATGGTTGCACACCCAGTGGTATGTTGAAGTTTCAACCCAAAGATGAAACAGGAATGTCTGCATCTTTAACTGATGACCAAAGAGCAAGATTGTTAGAAGACTTGGAAATGAGATTTCAAGGAAGTGCTAATTCAGGCAGACCCATGTTGTTAGAGGGTGACTTTGAATATAAACAATTAGGACTCAATCCTAAAGATATGGATTTTTTAGAACTTCTTAATTTATCAGCAAGAGAGATTGCTTTATGCTTTGGTGTACCAGCTCAGATGATTGGAATACCTGAAGCAAATACATACAGCAATATGGAAACAGCAAAACTTGCATTGTACGAGGAAACTATTATTCCTTTACTAACTAGAGTTCAATCTGACCTCAACGAGTTCTTATCGCCTCTTTATGATGGTGATATAAGAATTGAGTATGACTTATCCAGTATTCCAGCAATGGCAGAGAAAACAAAGCAAGTGTATGCGAAT